GGCAGCCAGCCGTTCCACCGCTTGTGTAGTAGTCCAAGCGAGGCACACCGCTTGCAACGCTCTCAATCAATCCACTTGCGTTGACCCTTGTTGCCGTAGTCGCCCGGGTAACATTGAAGTCGCCCGACGCACCCAAGACCACACCGCCCGAAGTCGTTGCTAAGGGAGTGTAGAGTTTGCCCGTTTTAAAGCGAGCAGGCACAAGGATAAGCGATGGTGTCGGCATTCTTAGAAATTGTAGATTGCAGCAAAGCGATTAAACAGGCACCCATTAACGGCAGCCTCGGCAGCGGTCGCTCCGTCAGCGGTTGCCCTTGCGTTGAACAAGGCCCACACCCCAGCAGCGACTCCGCCTTGGAGCATTGATGTCGGGTAGCCGTAGCCGTAGCCTATCAGCATCTTAGAGGAATGTGTAACCGATAACTGAACCTGCGCTTGGAGTAACGGCAGTAATCTTGCCTCCGTTGCGACCGCTTATCACGATACCAGCGGACACGGACTTGCCACTCATAGCGTAAGCGGTTAACAGGTTTTCGCTGCCAGTTCCGGTAAGGGTTGTGAATGTGGCTGCGGTGTTGACTACCAAGAAGTCGTAGTTCTTCCCGGTAACGGCAGCGTCAACGAATTCCATCGTACCGCCCTGACCGAGCATTTGTTGCAATATGGGTGTAGGCATTTTTTAGCGTTTAATTGTAAATGTCTTTTAAGTTGGAATTTCACAAACCGAATGGCCGTAAGGGATTTCAAAGGTCATCGTCGCCTGCCACCCTGCCGTGCGGTCGTCCCGGCTCTCTACAAACCTCGTAAGGCTCACGGAGGCACTAAGGGTCCAGTCCTCGTTCGGGTCGTTTGTAAGCGACGATATGAAGTCCTGTGCGATTTGTAACTGGTCGCTTAGGACCTCATCTTCGTTGTCCTGCCAACCCAGCGTAGGGCTGCCCGAAACCACTCCGCCCATCGGTTTGATGGATTCAACACGGTCAGAAAAGTAAACCCCAACCACCAAGTCCAAAGTACCAGCGTCAGTAGTTGCAGACTGCACGTCCGCAAAAACGAGCGGATAGACGATGCGTTCACGGCTTGGGGTTCGCAGGTTGATGGTGTTGTCCGTGCCTACCGCAAGAGGGTCGCCCGTCCCGAAGGAATTGACCTGTGGATGAGCATTTGCAAGGTCCAGCAGGGCCTGCTTGATTTTTATCCAAGACATAATTCTGGAGTTTCAGTATGTTTTTTTTATGTGCGCCCATCGTTAGCAGTCATTACACGCCCCGAATTGTCCGTAGGGGTAGGGGTAGTCCAAGTTGCTGATTCCCATTCTCCTGTTGCGGTCAAGGACCATTCCTGTGCGGTAGTTGGTGGCGTTCGGGTAGATGGTATCCAAAGCAGAAGGAGGCGAGTTCCAGAGCGGATAGGAGTTGCGGTTTTCCATCAGGTAGCGAGTAATGCGCTCGGAATACCACTCCGCATCGTTCTTCACTTTGTCGGTCAGCCTTGTGATTTCTTCCATGCTCATTTGCGATGACTCCTCGCTTGTTCTGCGAACCATCCCCTTGTTCATGTACTTGAACGCTAAGACCATCGGCAACTCGTAGTAGAGCCATTGAATCATAGCAGGCTGGATGTAGTCCTCCAGCAGCGTTTGGTTCAGGGCAGACGTTGAACCGCTGACGACCTGCGTAACCAATTGCCCGTACAACGGAGAGCCAACGATAGGCTGAATCCGCATCTCTTGGACCTTGATGACCGTAGGCCGTATCTGCGTGTAACTGACGTTCTCGTTTATGATTGAGTTGTCCAGTAGCGTTTCTTCGCTTATAAAGAGTGCCTTCATGCCTTCGTGATTTTATTGCCTTTACGGATGACCAACTGCTGCTCCCATACGTGCCTGCATTGGGGGCGATTTACTCCGCTGGGCGTGTGATACCAACCGCCTCTCCTGTTCCAAACGGAGTAGCCCATTATCGCAGAAATCCCGTCGATGTCGTCCCTCGTGTAAACCTTGCCCTGACCGGCCAAGTCAAGCATGACCTTGCAGAACTCACGGCTGGAACCTTTGTCTTTGTTGCTGAATCCTGTGGCCCATGCGTATTTGTAGCGAACCTCCAATACAGGCTCTGCGACTTCCTTAACATTCTTGGGAAGGTTCTGCTCGGCAATCTTGTCCACGGCCCTGCTGATTGGGTAGCGGTCCTTTGTGATTAGGTAAGCGACTCGCTTGGCGACCTTCGCCTTGCTGACCCCGAACTCCTTTGCCATTTCTTCGACCGATGCGTCCCGGTTCTTCTTGCGGTAGGCTTCAATCTTCAAGTCCAACTCTTTCTCCTCTTCGCCCAGTTCAGCAAAGGCCAACCGTATGTTTTCGTCGATGTTTGTATCAAAACGCATTGGTTTGGAGTGCATCACATGGTAATCGTCGGCATGGCATCCGAACTTGCTTGCAACGACCTCCAAGACCTTGAACTCTTCGTCGCCCCATCCGTAGTCTTCGTCATCTTCTTCGCCCCAAGTCGGCTCGCTGAACTCTTGGGATTGAACGCCAAGCATCGTGTCAATCTCTTGGGCAGACAGACCGAACCCGGCTGACAACATGGTCCGAGCCATTTCAAGAGTGATTTTCTCTTGCATATACTGCCTGACAATACGCATCAGGTTTTGATACTCACGGCCTGACAACTTCTTGATATTGTCGTTGCTCTGCAAGGCTTCCACGGCTTGCGGCTGCTCATCGGGTTGGGGGTTAGGTCCAACCACGTCGGCAGGTTTCTCAAGCGGTTGCAGACCTGCTTTTTCCCTCAATTCGTCTTGGGTCATAATCTGCAACAAGGCTTGCTCGCTTAGTCGCTCCGTGATGGGTTCCACAGGTATCAGTTCCATCCCTTCAACTCCGTTGAAGGAGCCGAGGTAGTTAATCATCCGCTCAACCTTGCGGACCCTGTCGTTGACGTAGGTCGCCTTGAATAACTCGTAGGCCTCGACCAATTCGTTGCGTCCACCCAATTGCCCCTCGGTCTTTACTCCGAAAAGCATGGGGTTGGTTACACGATGCGAGATAAAGATTTCTTGTTGGATTGCTTTGTTCAGTATCTCGAACTGCTTATCCATGTCGCTCGGTGTGAGCGGTTCAAGCGTTGGGGCCTTGGCTGCATCGTCGTTGAATGTAACCACAAAGCGACCAGCGTTGTCGGTTCCTGAAAACTTGCGTTTGATTTGCCTCTCAATATCCCCCTGCTCTTCAGGAGTCGGGATGCCGTTGTTGAAGTTTATCAAGTAACCGCCCCAAAAGTTGTTGCGTAGGTTGTTGTTGTGGAAGTTTGCCACTTGCACGTCTGCCTCAATCCAAGCGTTGCCACCGATGTATTCTGGCAAGGGATAGTGCTTCACGCCTGCTGCGTAAACACGATAATAGAACAACTGCTTTCCGAGGCGATTCTCTGGGTCGAATGCAGGAATCTTCTCGATGTCCCCAACCTTTGGGAACAACTGCATCATGTCGTCGTTATACCAATCAGCGACCTGAAACATCTTCTCCTCCTTGTCAACCCTAATTTTCTCGAACGGGACGTGTTCCATCTTCGCAATCGTGCCAAGTTTGGACCAAGTAACCGCAACCGCAAAGCCGTTGAAAATCTCCAAGTCCAAGACCAGTTTCTCCGTGATGTCGTTCAAATCCTCCGTGCTTGACATTCCATCGAAAAACTTGATGAATCGGGCCTGCTGCTCCACAGTCAAGTTATCCCCTGCCTGCCAGCCTCCGCCCATGATGTAGTTGACCTTACCATTTACGATGGCGTTATGCTTGCTGCTCCTGCGATAGTTGTCAAGGAGGTAGTAGGGGTATTCGTTCGCAAAGCCGTAGGTGATGTACTTGCCGGAGCGATTTTCCAGCATCACGGGGACCTTATGCTCTATCCCAAGCCATTGGGTGAAGTGCTGCGTTGACTTGCTCATAGGGTGTGGGCGGTAAATGAAAGGGCTGAAATCGTGATACTTGAACCGCTTGAAACTGCGTAGATGTAGATGGTGAATACATCGTTGACCGCACCTTGCAAGACGGTTTCCGTAAATACCGCATGGCCGTCTGTGTGGCTCGTCGTAATTTG